CAACATTTTTGCTTATATAACTACTCATGTTCTATATCGTCTTCAGGTGGCGGTGCTACATCATCTAAGTTAAATATTATTTTAAGTATTGTATTTTCAGCAATTTTTATAAACCTACAATCAAGCACAAACTGCTCTGATTGAAAATATATTACAGCACCTTCTCTCAGTCTTAATTTACCTGAGTATAAATCTCTTGCGGCTCTTTCTATAATAGCTATCTTAAGTCTTACAATTCCCAAATCCTCTGCTATTAAATCACTGTTGTGTTTCAAGTAGCAACGTTCGGCTGTTGCTTCTATGTTTTCGAAGGCGTATCTAATCTTGTCGTTGAAGTCCATAGCTCATCCAAGTTGTAGTAGTCAAGTTCTTTTGTGGTTTCACCTATCGTGTAATAGAAAATATAGCACATATCGTTGTATTTTTCAAGTATTTCCATAGCATCGGTTTTAAAATCAAGCCAGCGGCTACTAAACTCCCACGTTCTGTCGAACTCATCCACATACCAGATCACTACTTTAGTTCTAGGATGCATACTAGCCTCCATTTATTTTAGGCAATAGAACACTCAGAGAGCAATAGGTGCTCCTGATATTAATAGTTACTATAACACAAAAACACATGTCTGTAGCTATTAAATAAGCAATAAAAAGTATTATCAGTGTAGCAATATTAGCCATTGCCTAGAGCTGTCACGTCTTACAGACGCTCTCAGTCGCACCTTCACTGTTTATCTAGTGACTAGCTTATTTCGTCACTAAGGGCCTGCTCTCCTGATGCCCACTTACTGTTTTCGATTGTTATTTAGACACGTTAAGAAATGCTAGCAAACCATTCGTGTATAATTTTATTATATTATATAAATTAATTATTGTCAACTATTTCGTTAATTTTAATTGACAATAGCTATAAAAGGATTTATTATTAAAATAATTATTAGAAATAGGAGTTTTTGTGATAGAGTTTAAGAAATGGCCTAAAACACCTAGGTGGTATGACGAAGAATGGAGCATAACTGAGAAAATAGACGGTAGCAATGCCTGTGTTGTGATAGATGAGTTCGGAGCTATTGGTGCACAATCTAGAAATAATTTGATAACGCCTGATAAAGATAATCTGGGATTTGCACAATGGGTGCAAGATAATAAAGTACAGTTATTACAACTAGGGCCAGGTCATCATTACGGTGAATGGTGGGGAAAAGGTATACAAAGAACATACGGATTAGATGAACGTAGATTTTCTTTATTCCGGCATAAAGGGGTTATTCCTGATTGTTGCTATAGAGTTCCTTCATTTGAAGCATCGTCTGTAGCTGAAGCCTACGAAGACTTAGTGAATAATGGAAGTAAAGCAGTCCCAGGATGGATGAAGCCTGAAGGGGTGGTGATGCGATCTAAGTTTTATTCTAAGATGTTTTATAAGATACTTATTGACAAATAAAGTACCACGATAGTATTAAAATTCATAGGAGATGTTACTACGTGATTTTACATATTGTTGGTATTATTTAATACTATATAAATATTGGTATCAAATGATACCCAACTAAAATGACCCATATCTATTAAGATATATTAGATGGCTAGTTGACAAATAAATTATTGTGTGTTATACTAAAATATGTAGCTGCTATTTGGCTGAATGTTGTGTTCATGTCTACAGCTTACACAAAGGCAATTCACTAGGGATGATGCCCGCTACTGGAACCGGTAGAACTAGCCATCGACTAGAGTGAAGGTCCCCGAAGCTCTAGCCTAATGCTTCAAGCAAGACTAGGGGAAATTGAATATAATAAGCTATTGTATTCTGATTGCAGCTACAACTAACAATAGGAATAGTAATGGTAAATAGGGCTGTTATAGAAGAAATACTCGAAGACTTCTTCACCACTTATCATATGAATAAAGCTTATATGCCTTTCTTTGCGGAGTTATCTCGTAGAATATGGTTGGCTGCTGAAGGATGGAATGATGCTATAGACGGAGAAATTAATGAATGATGTTCGTATAGGAGAGCTTGCCGAAAAGTATGAAACCTCTGGCAGAGGCCCAGGATTTATATCAGACGGAGATAAATGGGATCCAGGCGGTGATAGTTACGGTAGTTATCAACTAGCAACAACACCAGGAACACTAAAAGGTTATTTGAATTCTAATCAACCTTATGCTAATAAGTTGAAAGCGTTTACACCTAAGTCCGATGTATTTAATAGTCATTGGAAAGAAATAGCTAAACAAGATCCGCAAGGCTTCAAACAAGAACAATTTAATTATGTAGCTACAATAAGCTACAATCCGGCTAGAAAAGTAGCCGACAGTATGAATTGGCCTGACACATTAGCTGTGAATAGTGCATTATTCTCTATAGCCAATCAACACGGCGGATGGAAGAAAATATTGTCTAAAGTAGGTATTTATAGTGATGAAGTTAATTTGTTGAGTAAGCTATATACAGCTAGAAAAGATTATATAAATTCTTTGTCGTCTCTTAGTGTTAAGCTTAAACAAAACTTAGTTAAGCAGAGGTGTACTAATGAGTTAGGGGATGTATTGAAATTAGTAGACAAAACAGGGCCAGACCCACATTTATCAAGTAGTTTGCAATACTGGGTGGATCGATTTGTTAAGCATTGGGAGAAATAATGTATTATTTGAATCGCACTATGTGTGCTGTATTAGATGAAATGCGGGACTTGACAAAAGTGTTGCATGATAGTAATGTTAATTTATATGTACACATTATTAAGATGCTTATAGAGGAAGTGCAGGTGATGGGAAATAAGATGGAAGCTAAGTTAGCCGATATCAAAGACGTAGAAAATATGCAACAGCGTGCAAAAGAGTTAAGTAAAGAAATAAAAAATCTTATTAAAGAAAAGAAAAAATTAGGTGGTAAGGACAATTTTAGGACAATCGATTTTGGTGGTTAATTTGGGGAAGATAAGGCGTAGCCGTATTGCAAAGCCGTAAGGAAGCAATATGTACCTGGGTTCGATTCCCAGCTTCTCCACCAAACAATAATAAAAATAATATTTAATGACACGCCTTCAACGTGTCAAGTCATCCAGACATTTAGAGCCTTACGGCTCTTTTTTTTTTATGGTAGTAACACTTTTAATTGATTTGGTGTTATGAATCCTGCTGCTGTTCTATCAACATTTACTGTATATACAGAATATTCGTTAAAATCTCCTACAGGCACATTATCTGCCCCAGCATCTCTATAGTACATATACCATCCGCCGTCTCTTAATGGGCCTATTCTTACAGCATCGCCAGATAGTGTTTTTACATCTAGTATACTAGCTCCATTTTGGTATTGTACAGGAACATTAATATCAAACGGATTGGGAATAAATCTCCCCATTAAATTATAGCCAACATTCACCAAGGCAGGTGTAATCGGACTCACCCATGCTAATTGTGTAACACCCATGTCTGTCCATTTAGCGCTAGGAGGAGATGTTATTGTACATGCAAAATCTGCTCCACTAGGCCCAGGGCAATCAGCTTGTACAACGTGAGCTACGTTAGGAGGTGCTCCAGGCCCTTGATACCATGTGTATGTGTAGTCTCCAGGGCTATCAAAAACAATACCAGCCTGATCAAAATAGGCATCACCGTAGCCTGAAGGATAGGCAGCTGGAAATGCAATCTTCACTGCAGCTATTGACTCTGTGACAGCTTGATACACTGTAGGTCCGTAAGCAACGGCTGGGCTTGATAATGACCAATACTTCCCGTTCTCCCATGTAGGATCAGCTCCAGGATCATAAGGACCACTGGCTGTTATAGGAGCAACAAATGCAAATGCTGCATCTAAGAAATGAGCCACAATTCCCCTACCATCGTCTGTTTGTAAACCTGTTAAGGCATTTAGCACCCATTGTGGAATAGGTGGAATCTTACTGTAGCTATCAGCAATATTTTGTAGAATACTAGCAGCATCATACCACCCGTCCCTGCTTGTATTATCTAGGCCGTTAATATCATCAGGTGATCCTTGTTTATTAGCTCCATCTGTCGGATCTTCACTTTGATTACTTCCTTCAGGATGCCCCGTGCTTTTATCACCAAATTTAGGTACAATACCATTGTTGTTTGGTTTCGTAGTTCCTATACTAGCTTTAGACGTACTTAGTGGCTTACCACCACCGTCACCATAAGCAATACCGCGAGTTCCTTGAATAGGGCTTTTATCATCTTGCCCTTTTCCTTTTCGAAGTTCTTCTATTAATTGTATTAGTTTTTCGTATTTGCTTATACGTCTAATATCATCACCGTATTTAGACAAAACGACCTCCAAGGATTGTTTGTGTGGCTTTATTTATATGTAGGGAATACTAACAGTAGGTAAACTAAAGATTGTTGCTTGTACGTCATTGATAGAGCTTTTAGCCATAACTCTCATAAACTGTACTATCTGTAGGTATATTTATGTTGTAATTAACCGTATTGTAATTAGTCTTGTTATCTCTAACTTCAGATGGAATAGCAGGTGTGTCTACAATGAAACTTTCTTGGTAGTTAGTACGTGTCCAATTATACACAGTACCACCATCAGCTCCAATTAACCCAGGAACAGACTGGTTTATCCGAATGTTACCAATATAGCCGTTCCAGTGTTCTGCTCCAAGTTGCCCAGGATCTAATCCTAAATGTGTTTCTAAAGATATTGAACCTTGCGGAGGACAATAACTATCTAAGGGAGCCGATGGAATTGTTAGGGCGTTAGCTGATATTGTTCCTGTACCTCTATACTGAGCTAATGTAACATCTGTATAAGCATCACCACCTGTCCCTAAAGAACAATCACTAATACAAAGAGCGTGCAGTACACGTCTACATTTACCTTTACCACGTATCCATTTACCCGTTAATGCCACTGTGTGTTTTAATTCCATCTCGGGCACTACAAATCTTTGAAAATTAATATGTGTATCTCTATGTGTCTTCAATATATCAGTGTACGCTTTGTTCATAGCTGTATTTATCATTTGATTGAATGTAGCTCTATCAGTCGATAGGTCGTAGAACAATGCACTAGATCCTGTAACAAGACGTCCCCCATCTGGACCCCCGCCTCTGCTTTGTGACCAATCTTGATATTGAGCAACATTAGTGTAACCATAATTAGAAGCTGTAGCTAAAGCCCCGTATAGTGCAACACTAGTCGGTGCTTGTATTGTTATGTTATAAAATTCTTTTATGTTTTGACTAAAGCGTAATGATCCATTCCATTGTGCATACATTGTAAATACATTAGTAGTGTCATCTACGTGCGTTTGTATTGTAGTTACTAAAGGCTTTCCGCTATCATCTGTGACAGGATTGCCTTCAGGATCCGTAATTGGGGCGTTCATATATGCTGTTTCTATTGTACTCCAAGCCACCCATGATCCATTACAAAGGTAGTTGCCTGATTTGAATTGCTGTCCAAAGAATATACTGTTATCATCAACAGTCCACCCAGCAGCATTTATAGCTGAACTTATAAGAGCTCTTGTGGGCGTAGATGGCCTATCTATAAGGAAAGGACAAATCCCGCCAGTACCATGTACAAAGTCTGCTGGACAGTAAGGGTGAAACCATGTATAGGCAGCTGAACGTTCATGTAAACGTTGGAAATCGTATGTTACAGATAAATTCACTGTATTGATTATCTTACCAGCACTTTCTATAGATAGTGTAGGAGCGCGTCTAAAAACATCACTACTAGTGTATAGGAAATCTGGACTAACTTTAGGTGTCCAGCTATTGAATGAATATTGATTATAACTATCAAAATCCATTGAGCCAGCTAATGTACTTATTCTAGCATTTATTCTATCGTAAACACTACTTAAATTACCTAATACAGTTTCGCTATAATAACCTATGTACGGTTCTAATGCTGACAAGTTTTCTAATAAATCTCTTCTATCCGCTATGCAAGCTAATGTCAATTTCTCTTCAAACACATTCACTGTAGGAACATCTACAATACCAGTGAACACTTGTCGCCATACGTCGGTTTTAATCCATATTGTTACAGCAGAGCCTTGAAACGTGTATAAGTCATAAACATCTGGCTCTAATATCATAGTGAATTCGGCTGTGTGATTATCGTCTTCTTGTTTAACTACTTGAACACCACCAGTTAATATCCCTCTATCCACTGTCAATCCATCTAATGTGATGAGGACATCCCACCCATTAGCTTCATAGAACGTCACTGTAGTGAATACACGCTCTATTATTTTAGCAATATACAATAATGTAGGAGCTGCCTCAAATGTTATTTGTTTTTCTATAGATAGTAAAGTGCCTGAGAATACTATCTCTTCACTTATTGATTTTGTTATAGTTAATAATAGCGTTCCATCACCATTAATAACATCATCGTTTATTGCATAATCATTTAGCAACATTGACTAATTTCGCACGTAATGTTTCAGCTTTATTATTAATTTCATTTATACGTTCTACATCATTCTCACGAATAGCTCGAATAGATGAAATATCTAAGTCATGTAATTGTTTTAGTACATCTAAATTTTGTAATTTGTATAGAACAGCTTTATCTTCTGCTACGAATACAGGTTGTAATTCAATCCAATATGCTTTTAATTCATCCTCTGTAGGAGCTCTAGATGTATCTTCCCACTTTAAACTATCATATGTCTCGCCTACAGCCCAGTTAGTGTTAGGGAATTTATTAACTAATATTCGTGAGATATCCATTAACCTTTCACCTCTTGTAATGTAATTGTACTAACACCTCTAGGAAATAAATTAGAGTCTGTGTCAGTCACACTTCTATTAATATACATTGTCTGTGCACCGCCATTACTTACGTTAGCAACTTGTATTTTATAAGTAGTTGCTGATGTAGTGGCTGGGCTGTCCAAGAATTGTAGAACACAACTATCAATACCGTATGTTTGTGATGTAATAATACCACCACCAACAGCAGTTCGACTGCTAACAGTTGTTCCAACACCTACAGCTGTAGCTGTTCTTACTATTTGAAACGATACGGGAATTGTGGAGCTGGAACCGGCTGCGCACATAGACACTGTTATAAGTATTTTATTTGAACTACTGGCAGGTGTTATAGCTTGAGACAAGCCTGTAATATCTTGCCACGGACTTGCACCTCCAGTGGAGGACACAGTGAACGATGTTGTTAAGCAAGTTGATAATGTTTGTAACATTGTACCTACAGCCATAACGGCACTAGTGCAATTAGACAGATTACCGCTAGCCGGAGTTCCTAGAGCAGGTGTAACCAAGGTAGGACTTGTAGCACCTACAAACGTACCTGTACCCGTACTTCCTGTTAATGAGTTCCCTACTGCATTCTTTGTAGCCATATTATTCTCTTATGCAAATGTTAATAAGGAGGATGTTGCGTTAGTGATCACCCATGTAGTGTTAGCTGTAATACATAACACTTCAATACAATCATATCTATTAGCTGTAGTTATATTACCAGCTGATGTTGTTGTATCACCCAATCCTTTAATAGTTTGACCTGTGTTAGCTGTTAATTGCCATCCGCCAGCACCACTACCTGCAATAGACACTCTATCACCAATAGCAGCTGTAGCCGGTAGTGTCACTGTAACTAGTCCAGCGTTATTCGTAGCATACCCATGATTGACAGCAGCAGTTTGTGACGTACCTGTCACTTCACTCCATGTCATATAAACTGCGCCACCACTAGGAACAGCCCAAGTTCCATCCCCTCGCCAAAATGTTGTATTATCTGCAGCTGTTCCGCTGTTCAAGTTACCAACAGCAAGATTCCCTGTAACACCGTTAGCTAAGTTAATCTGTGCCCATGCAGGGATGTTAGATGTTCCTGTGTTACTTAAATATCTTGTAGCAGATGTACTCTTAGCTAAAGCTGTTAACGTATCTGTAGCAGAGGCATATAGAATATCACCAAGTGTAAAATTATCTGGGATTGTAAATCCCGAATAGGCATTGCTAGCCGTATTCCAACGTATCACTTGACCGTCTGTACTTCCATTGGCTGTAGGCCATTTAGATGTAGTGACAGCAAAGTTAGTACCATCAGACATAATAATCTTGCCAGATGTACTTGCACTACTTGGATAAGTAGCTGTGCTCCATGTAGGATAACCACTACTACCCCCACTACGCAATATACAGCCTGTAGCAGCACTAGGAGCTACAACGTTCCAGACACCGGTAGCTGTAGTGCCACCACATACAACACCGTATTCAGAGCCTGTAACAGTGGCCAACCCTGTACCACCGTACGCAACACCCACCACTGTAGCATTCCAAACACCTGTGGTGATTGTTCCCACCACTGTTAATCCAGTGGGTAGAATATAGCCCATAGCATCTGAAGCAGATGTATCTTTTAATAATAATTTATCATTACTAGCTAATGTAACAGAGCTAGGAGTGTCGATTGTCCAGGAAGCACCACTAGAAGCAACTGTAATGTCCCCTTTATCACCGTCGGAAACGCCTCCACCACCTCCATTTGCGACCCATGACAATGTCCCAGAGCTGTTAGTAGATAACACATATCCACTTGAACCATCAGCTGTAGGCAGCGTGTACATAACGTTTCCAGCCAATGATGCAGGGGCTTGAAAGCCTGTATAATTGCTTCCATTATCACTATCCTCTAAAATACGAATATATCCAGCAGCTGTAGAATTACCCCCCACTATCATAGATGTAGTGGCAGTTAATGTTCCAGAGCCATAAACTAGGCCAGCATCACCGGCAAAGCTTCCAGAGCTATTAAATTGTACCTGTGTATCTGATCCGCCAGGGCTACCACCTCCGCCTCCACCAGCAGCGAGAACAAATTTATCCGTGCCACTATTGTATGTAACAACATAATTGTTTGTAGGAGAAGCTAAATCAGCCTTAGGTATTGCTATAACTCCATAATCAACACTACCAGCTCTATAACATAAAACACCATCAGCATAATCTGTCACCGTTGTGTCTAATGCTACTTGACCAGCAGCACTTAATGTAGCTGTTGCGTTATTAGGGATCTCAAAGCTAGTGGCATTACCAAAATCTATTACATCACCAGCTGTAGCTACTTGGTCTTGTTTTCTATCAACACTATCAGCTGTTGTGCGTATTTCGAATGTAGCACCAACAGTGAAGGCTTGGGCTGTTGTTCCTTCTTTAGCTCTAACAATAGTGAACGTAGGTGACGAAGCATCATCTGTTATTTCTACTATTTCTATTTTAGTACCCTGTACAAGCGTAGCGCGGATCACTTCACCGGATCCTATAGCAGGAAATCCTGTAGCACTATTCACTGTAACCGTGGTTGTGCTGTCTGTTAATCCAGTTGTTATGCTAGTCGATGTATTATTAGCATGAAATCGTCTAGTCATTATAAGCTCCTCTGTACAACACTGTTAAGGACAAGTCCTAATTCTGGAGTGCTCACACTATCAGACACAGCCGTAATTGTATTTGTAACTCTTAAATAAATAGGAACAGCATTAATAACACCGCTTAATATAGTATTACCTAAAGCTAAAGAAGCCCCAGGTGTATTAGTATCTAATTCACCCGAGCTTAAAGCTAATATAATTTCTGTAATCGGACTATCCTCTGCCACTAATGTCCATACAACGGACCCATCAGTAGTTGTACCGTTTAATATAACACCCCAAGTAGGTTCTGATCCAGCACTTGTCCCAGCTGTAGTCACTTCATAGCGATAGCCATTAGCACTTGTAGGAATAACACTAGCACCTAAAGAATACCCGTGTGTCGATTGCCATTCAGGCAAGATGTAGGTAGGTGTTAATACAATGTCATCCACCCCTGGATTACTACTTGCATATAAAGCTTTGTTGCTATCTACATTACCTAAATAATATGTATAGTCATGTGCTCCGTCGGATAAGTCGCTTAAAGCATCAACTAACACCGTCGTATTCGATATAATAGTGAGTCCACTATCATCATATAGTTTATAGCCTATAGCCATTACCATTCCCCTGTTGCAGCAGCTTCTTGGGCTGTGGCTTTATGTATGTTAGCATATATTACACGTTGCCCCTTAGGACCTTGTACATATGCGTCAATACCTTGCTCTGTTTTTACTGTTATAACCATATCGTTATTTTGTACTTTTTGTGCTAACTCAGTTAATGCTTGAGCAGCGGCTAACATACCGCTTTTACTTTCACCTTCACCTGGAAGGGTTTGTTGTGCAATACCATTTAATGTAGCAATTTTAGAACTCACTGAAGCTCTACCAATACCAACGCCGCTAGCGGTGTCAGATTGTATTTCATTTAATAATCTATCGAACACTTTATCTCTAATTTGTGTTTGTGGTTTTATCGCAGCTGAAATATATTCTTGAGCATTACCAATCTTAAGTCCTAATAATTCTTCTAATTTTGTCTGACTAACACGGTTTAAAGATTTAGCCGCTACATCAGCCTTTTTACTTAATTCATTTACATTCAGTATAACTTCAACTAAAGCACCTTCCATACCTTTTAAAGCGTTAGTAATCGCAGGAACTGTACTATCTGTATTAGGTGTTTTTGGAGCAAAATAATAAGGAGCTGGGGTGGGGTTTACACCTAAGGCAAGTTCTCTACCTGTACTAGCTGCATCAGAAATACCACTACTAACTGCACTAAAACCAGATTTAACTGATCCAAACCAACTAGAATCTCCAACATCTTTAATTGTCGCTTTAGAAGTATCTACAGCAGATGATATAGCAGCACCTACAGCTTTAATATTTGGAATTAAGTCTATAAAAGCTTGTTTTAATTTATTTGAAATTGTATTAGCTAGGCGTTTGACATCTTCATCAAACTTTTTGAATTGTTCTGCTTGCTCTGGTGTTATTAAATCACCGTTTTTCTTAGCTTCTTCTATTGTTTTACGAAGGTCCGAACGAAGTAGGTTTAATTGTTCTTGACCGGCTTTACCAAATATAGCAATTGCGATTTGAGCTTGGTCTGTACTATCGCCAACTTTATTAAGCTGTGTAGCAATGTCAGCGTAAGCCGCTGTTAAGTCCTCTGCGGCTAATTTAGAAGCACTTAATCCTAATGCAGCAAATGCTTGTTTAGTGTTTGCATCACCACTCCCAGCAGCCCCAATGCTTTTACGAAGACGTAATAATCCAGATTCTAATGTTTCTATATCAACGTTCGCTTCAACAGCAGCATTTTGTAACGCTTGGAACCCGCCTACACTAACATTAAGCTTATTTGCAGAAGCGACAAGATTATCAACACTTTCATAAGTCTTTTTAACTGTTTCAACAAATCCAAAAATACCAGCGCCAGCTAAAAGTTTTCTAAAGGCTTCTTTTGCAATATCAGCCGCATGACTATATTCTAGAATAGCGTTTTTAGCTTCCCTAGCTGCTGCTAATAGTGGTCTATTATCAGCCGTAAATTCTGTCTTAATTATCGGATTCATCATCTAGTCCTATGTAAAGTCTTCAAGAAACTACGCAATTTGTCAGCACGTTCTTTCTCAGAAGCCTCTTCAGCTATTTGGAACTGTATATTCTTTTTCTTCTCATCATCTTCTAGATGGAAATACCCCATCCAATCCTTTAATTCAGCTGCATCCATTGTACTCTCCAGTTGCTTAACAGTCATTTTCAATGTCTTAGCTAGGGAATGTAGAAAATATTTTAATGGATGCTTTAGGAGTTTTTTGCTGCGTTCTCGATAGACTCGTCATCTTTATTAATAGAATTAATTTCATTATAGAGCTTTAATATGCTATCAGCAGATTTATTCTCTAAATCATCAATGTCTTCAAATAGAAGAGACCCGTCTTCGTTAATTACAGATTGTTGCACAATATGCAACATTACAAGATCATTATCTGCTAATGAGCGTAGTCCAAGTTGTTGCCCTATAGACATAGCTTTTATTTCGACTTCGCCGCCCCATTCATCCATCACTATCATTTTACGTTTCAAATCTTGGCAATGTTTTATTTGTTCTTTTGTCAATCTAGCCATTACTAACTCCAAATAGGATTACCTGTAACAGCTAGTTGAGCCGTTCCTTTTACGCATCCATCAGCTTCTACGTTAGCTTGCATTTGTAACACAAACACTTGAGCAGTCCATACGTTTAATGTAACTACAGGGTCTGTATTAGGTAGTGTTAATATGAACGTTCGTTTCGAACGGGTATTCATAGCATCTAACATCTCAGCTTGACCAGCATCATCTAAGTTCCATAAGAAAGTGAGAGTGAATGTACCCCAATCTTGTAATCCCATACGCTTTTCTTTAGCGTCAGATAGCAATGTAGTAACATCTATAAGACTAGCTGTTCCGCTACCTATTCCTGCAATAGACTGATGCCCTGTTATTGCAACGGGTGATCCACCACTATCAGCAATAGATATAGTAGCTCCTTGAGTTGGTATATCAGCAAAGCTTGTCATAATATTTCCTCGTTAATCAATACAATAATAATTAATTTCTACAAAACAATGACACCAAGATTCTTCTATATTAATCAAAGAGATATTGATGTTTTGTATGTGAACAGTTGTGTTATTAAGACTAAGGCTCTGGCCCTTATATCCATCTCGAATAGTGTCAGCAATAGTGTTAATTCCGGCTAAACCTTTCTTCAAGGGAGTGAATATATCAACTTGGTAAATCCCATGATGATAATTTCCACTATTTAATGTGTACAATTCACCACTAGCAGGAAGCAATGTTGGCCTTAACCAATTAGTGCCTTGTACAGGCTCATTCTGGGTGTTTGGATAATAGATCGTAGGCAAGCCACCTATATTAGATAGTTGTAAATTCAAAATGTTATGTATATTTGATAAGCTCATTTGTATTTATTAATCACTTTATTTACAATATTATGAAAATCTTTTAAACCTACACGCATCATACCTGCAGGTGCTTGACTACTCCAACCACTTTCAATTCGTAACGCATAAGGCATAGGATTCTGTATAACAACGTAATTTGACTTATGCTCTATTTCCCAGGCTTTCTTAAGACTACCTGGAACATAATTATGTGGAAAGTAAGGAGGGTGCCATAAAGCAGGGTTACCTACAGGTGTGTTGTTTACAAGCTGTTTGAAAAATATGTCGCATGATTCATGTAACACTTTTTCATTAATTTTTAATCTTACTTGAATCTGTCCATCAAATTGTCTTTCCCAATCACTATAATGACTCATTGTCTTAACTGCACCTTATAGAGAATGTTACCACCTTGGGCTGTTATATTTTGTATAGTTAAAGCTGTGTATGATTTACCGTTGATAACGAATATGTCATTCTCTAATGGAGCATCAGGTGTATTAAGTATTAACAATACATCATCGCGTTGTATAACGGACCCATCAATTTGGTATGTATTATAATTACTAGGATAACCAACACCTGTGTAAGACGTGTCTGTAGTGTCTATAACATCACCTGTCATAGGATTCATATCGCTAACAACGTCGCGTGTGAACGTGATAGTCTGTCCTAATTCACTTAGAATATCATAGGCTACAGCATACATATCTGTCTGGAATGTCATCCTTTACTAACACCTATTACATTACTTCCATTTAGGCCATTAAATAGTATTTTCCACAAAGCATTTAATATACGTCTATTAACAGGAACTGTTTTGGCACCTGTAGCATATTCGATTTCTAATACGTCAGCTCTCTTTCTACGAACGTTGGGAACAATATCGTTTAAAGGATCTGTTCCTTGATCAATAGCGATTGCACATTCTATTAACCCGTTTTTAAGTTGCTCGGGAATTGTATTTGCTGTTAAGTAGTAGCCGTCTATAATAACATTTGATCTAGGCCATTGTAATAATTGGGCATAAGTTAATTTACTACCTTTGTACAAAAGGCCTTCAATAAAATCCATTGCGCGAATTAGTAATATTTCTGTATCTAATACTAAAGTGATTCCTCTAGCTGTAGCAAAAGCTGAAAGTTCAGCTTCGCTAACATATGAGTTAGCATCAGCTACAATTGTTCCATCTTCTACTACAATTGTCATTACACTTCACCGAATATAATAATGTCGTAAGTTACACCAGTGCCGCCAGCTGAATTGTTTATCTGTAATACATCGGCAGAGCTATTAGTGACTCCGTACCCGCCAGCAGATGGATCATAAACAGCTATCATACCACCTGGTTTAACTACTAAAACATCAGAAGCATTGGCCACCCAGTTTACAAAAGCCGATCCATCACCACCAATTAACAAATTGTTTGTGTTAGCAGAAGCAGCAACTATAAAAATCCCTTTAATAGCTGTGAAGTTGATTGTGTCACCAAAAGCATTTACTAAGCTACCAAACAGATCTAAATCATCTGAGCCACTGGCTGCTATTGCTCTAGTGTCTGTCCAAACCATATTGGCTTGGTTAGCACCTGTACCATCAGCCACTGTATATCGCTTAGAATAGTTAATGTCTAGTCGAGCACTACCTATATCTAATGTTTTAAGCATCTGTCCTAAAATTTGTACATTAACTGTACCGCTATAAGTAGTTGCCATTACAACCTCCTCTAATAATCGGCTATAATAGACCAAATCATAGTTACAACACCTGTCCACGTGCCAGTTCCAGCTGTGTGCGAAGCATCATCAGCTATAGCTACGTTTAGGAAAACTGGTCCTGCTGTAGTGTGTCCGTCATACCAACGTGCACCGGCTTCTGTGATTTGCGTAGCCACTGGGAAAGCAGCTGTAGCCGCCACCTTTGAACTAGCTGTACTCATAGCAGTGCTTTGTAACCAAGTTGCTTCAGTAGTTACTAATGTTGTACCTGTACCTGCTGTGGCGCTACCTAATGCTATTACACCTGTAAACGCATCAATAAATGTACCTGTAACACCCATAGTTAAATTACCGTTAAGAACAGCCCCTTGAACATATACAATACCCTGTGGAAATGTATATAACTTAACTCCGCCGTATTGAGCTTGTCCCGCATCATCAGCTACTGATAAAGGCACTGCTGTACATGTTAATATGGTGCGATTTAAAACACCATTACCACTTTCAGCAGCAACTACATAAGGTTTAACGGCATCAGGGATCACCCCAACACCGCTAAGGCCATTTCCATTATCATTATACACTTCGACGCGACGAGGAGCGGTTATATTTGCATTTCGTGCTATATACCCATCAACATATTTAGTCGTCATTATTAATCCTTAGCAATGAAAGCGCCGAATACAATACCAGTAGTGTCAATAGTACCAGCAACAAGATTACTCAAACGAACATAGCGGTATAATACACCACCTTCCTCGTTTCGGAAAGGCACTACGTAACGCCCAGCTGCAGACAACGCTGCATCCATAGGCACTACTAAATTACCAAACACTTTTTTAGCTAGACAAACACTATTGCTAGACATAGCAGATACAGTGGAACCTTCTAACGAAATTGTGTATATCTCGTTACCAGTTGCAATCTCTGCAGATACTAAGTCAATCACTAAATACCCATCAACTAAACCCAAACCTAAATCGATTATGTCTCCATCAGCGGATGCTGTAAGACTAGCTGAATCCCGTAGATTCAGCGCGTCATCGTAGGTGAATTGGCCATATAAATTTGCCATTATTTCTTATCCTCTAAAATTATGATTAAGCTACGATAGCTGCATCAGCAATAAATTTCAAACGTACAATTGCACGACCGTTAAAGCAAGCCATACCGTTATACCATTCAACACGTGTGCGGAAAACTGGAGCGGTTTGTAACTCGCCCATGTCACGCACATCCATACCACCGTTCTGTAAGCCGATCAAACCATCATTACCCATTGATACAACATAAATAGAGGTGGCTGTAGCTGTACCAGAGTTAGCTGCTTCTGTAAAAGGTAGAATAGCGGCCCCTGTGTTGTCTAAATCTACAACTAGGATAGGTAGTCCGTTATACTGCATCACTCTTTTACCAAAGGCATCTAGTTCCCATTGTACAAACCCGCCTACAGTGTATGTACGAGCAGCAGCTGCAAATCTACGTGCCATTGCTTTGTTCATAATTATATGCGTTGGGTTAAGACATTGGTCAATAGCCTCATCCATTTTAGTTAGTTTAAGTGGTTCACCGTTAGCGGTTGTTCCTGCTGATATAATCTGTGCACCAGTTGCTCTTTCTTTCAGTCCATCGAATTCTCTAGGATCTGATTGGTTGGAACCGTTGATGAATTTAGCAGTCCAAGCCAGAGCCAAAGCTCTCACTTTCATAGCTTCGTGTACAGCACGTTGATTCTGGCCCATTGTATCTACGATGAATTTATCTACATCTAAATCACCGCCTGCGATTACTAACGCTTCTACGATAGGATTCAAAACACCTGTGCTAGGTGTATATGCTTCATTCACACCTCTAAAACCTACTCCGGGATAAGCACCTTCGCGATTGTATTTCATTGCATTACCGTTGATTGATTCAAAAGGTAGTGCTTGTAGAATGCTTGAAGATCCTGCATATATTTCGATGATGCTGTTACGCAACACATCGCCGCTATCTAGTTTGGCGGCTTCTACTAAAGTTAATGCCATTTTGTATATTTCCTATTTGTTTAATTATTTGCTGCTGCGCATCGCGTTAATACGATCTACAGGGCTAAGTTTAGATAAATCGGGTTTATCTTGCGCACTACGCATGTTACCAGGAGCACCGCCACCTGTTGATAGATTAGTAACAATAAGAGGAGCATATTTAACATCACATTCGAATTGTTTCTTTATATCTTGTAAGGTTTCATTATCCACCCTACCTGTTTCATCAGCTACATTGCTGATTGTTTTGGCGATGAATGAAGATAGTAGCTCTGCTTTATTTCCATCACCCTTCGTTAACTCATTAGCCACTTTGTTAGCCGCTAGTTCTATTTTCTCGTTACGTCTTTCGTTTTGTGCTGTTGTATACTTATGTTCAAGTTTGGCGTATTCTTCATCTTTTTGTTTATAGAGTTTTTCATACTCGCCATTCTTCTCTGCAATGGATTGCTGCTCCCGCTTAGCTTGTTCTGCATCATCTGCTGCCTTCCTCTTCTCTTCTTTAGCAGCTTTAGTTTCTTTAAGAAGTTCATCCTTCTTATTAGCTAACGCCTCTACTGCTTTCTTAGCTTCTGCTAATTCTCGTTTTAATTCGTTTATATCTTCAAGTGGTTGTTCTAATTGTTCTTCTTGCATGTCACATCCTCTGGATTAAACTTCTCATCAAGCTCTCTGAGCTCATCTAGTGAAAACCACCCGTCACCAAGTAGTTTACTACTGTTTACTTCATCAACAAATTCTTTTGGTTGTGTTTCTAACCATTTATATAAACGTTTCATTCTATAGGCACCAATGTACACCCACAATTAGCGTGTAGGGGTATTAGTCCATCTACTTCATCCGGATCATAAGGACTATTGTCCGCGTAATCTTCACAATCAGGGCAATTATTTAATTCTAAATCTAACACCCAGTCAACTTGCATATTTAACTGACTAGCAACTTCGTTTCTAGTCATATTAGCTGTTCCTAACACAGCCAATCCAGCTAACGCCATTGCTTGTACGGATAATAAGCCAGCTGTTTTCTGCTGTACTGCCTCTTCTACGTCATCTTCCTCTAACACTTGCGTATATACATTAGTCGCTGATAGGGCAAAAGCATTATAAACATCTTCTATTGTTGCTGACGGTTTGTTCAAAGTAGTGCTTATTAAAAAATCCTCCGCATCACCCTCTATTTTAACGACACCTGTATCTTTATATGGGTAATACTTTTTAATTCTTTTTGTTGTAAACTCTGCTTCATAAGCTGAGAGCTCTCGTAATAACTCTTTTGATTCGTTAGACATCTTTAATTTACTACTTACATAAAAATTTAAATATCTAAAATCATTTGTTCTAACTGCTTCTAGTATAATCTTCTCAACATCTTTTAACTGATTAATAGTTAGGCGTGCCTGTGTCCGTACCAGCCGCATCAATAGGAGTTGATGACGTAGAATTTCTGCTTGAAAGGACATTAGTTATTCCCATTAGAGGAGCTGATGATGTATCAATAGCTTGTTGTATCTCTTCATCGGTTTTATCATTAGGTATAATACCTGTACGTCTACCGTATTCTCTTAAATCTTCCACTGATATAACGCCGTTTTGCATCCACACGATAAGCTGTGCAGCCATATTTGGATCTGCAATCTCATCATAAAATTCGTCGTTTAGTTCGAAAACTATCTGCGCTGGATCAGCGCCCTCAAATACACACACCATCTCTAATGCTTTAATAATTGCCCATGTATAATTTGATGTAAGTGTATATAGTGAACTGTGTTGTGAGCCATATCTGATTTTAGCTGCTTCAGCTGTCTCACGCCCACCTGCGGGCGCTATAAGTCGAGCTCCTATAGCTGCAGCTTGTATTAGTAATTCTTTCATCACTTCACCAACCATTTGATTGGGATTTGACTGTAGTAATTGAGCACTGCCGCCGTTAGCTAACACCAACCCTTTCCTACTTCCAAACTGTACACCACTGGGATTCACTGCGTTAAAATCCTCAGCAGTAGTTTCCCCTGGATTTATAACTAGGTAAGGTTGGCCACATAGCCAAACAGCTTCCATTTGGTCACAACTGCACCTATAGTGAGCTAAATTAACTTGAGCTAAATCATATAGAGGTTGTTGATCTATATCCCAATCATTATTAGCCGATCCTGCAAACACAAATTGTATTCTGTTAAGAGGCTTGCCATTGAAATCTAAAGGCGTATAATTTTCTGTTATGTTATATCCATCGTTTAACGCATATCTATCTGAGTATGAATACACTTCTTGTCTATAAATATTCTGTTCGTCTAAATACAATACACGATATCTTTTAACAAAGTCTTGACTAAACATATTCTCTTCACTAAAAGTATATTCTTGCAATACAAGTAAAGACAATACACATTCACCGTTTATGTTTTTAGTTTTCCAATTCCGTATGTTTTCAGCTATATAAGGCCTGATGAATGTTTTACCACCTTCGTCCTTATCCACCATAAATCCATATCTACCCATTTCTAGCAATTCACCTATAGCGTGTTGACTAAATTGGTAAATATTAATACCTGTACCTGTTAAATTATTGTTCAGATAATCTAACTGTGTAGGCAACACTATCATAGGATCTTTACGAAAAACAAGACCGGTTAGTCCTACTTTGGTTAAATTTGTAAAGTTAGTTAATACACCACTTTCTTTGTATTGTGAAGTTCTAACAGGATCATTCACATCAGGTGTGCGTATAAACTCTGTGGCATGGCTATTACATATAGAACGTATTAAATGCCATCGCTGCGTTGCTGTAGTATAGTCCGGATGTTGTGTCAATACTGACATAATTTTATCTCTTTTGTACAAAAGAAAATTCTATAGAAAACGTACGTGGTCTCAAACCTAGTTCAAACACTATAGGGTACGTTGTCGCATCATTTTGATGATCATACCCTGTTTTCTTACAAGGTTTACCATCTAATCCGTAAGGTTGGTTGATTAGACACCTAGAGACAGCAGGGCAATTACGACGATTAACAAATAGCCACCCTTGTTTGAATGCGTTATTTGTAGCATTCACTCTATCGTCTATTGGGAAATTGTGTGATCTAGCCCGCACTAAAAATCCCTTATTCGTTAATTCATTGATAGCAGATATAGAAGCATTAGCATTACTACGGCCCTTACCTGAGCTATCTGGATAAAGTGTCACTGCGTGCCCCTTTTTACTATAAACATTAGACAATATATCGGCTAATGTAGCTGCGTCTCGTAATCCTGTAAGTTCTTCAACAGCGTGCCATTCTTTTCCGTTACGTTTAACAAAAATTGTAGCACTTGTATTGTCTACGTTAAAGTCACATCCTACGAATAAATTCTCACCTGTACGTATTTCTTCAAAGCTATCATGTAATTCTGGGTTGTAGTTAAAATATACAGAAGAGCTCTGCATATTAATAAAATCACCTTGTAAATAAGCTCTAGCAACGTGATCAGGAAATCTATCAAACACACCGCGTATGTACTGCTTTGTAGCAGATGGATTATCGGCTGTACAAGCTTTAACTAGCTTATAATCCCTATGTTCTCTTAATTCCCAGTTCTTATAACAAAATCTATAGCCTTCCGGCGTTGTAAAAGCAGCTGTCTTATTAGGACACACCCATCGATCTTCATCTTCATCAAATATTCTATATTCTTTGGGGACATCTTCAGGCTGTTGCCTGTTACGCATTAAAACAGCTCGCCAAATCTCTTCAGCTTTGTTTTCGTCTAGTGTATCTAACTCGTCTACGAAAGCAGCATAGCTTTCGTAACCAACTAAAGCGCCTGGATCATCCATAGGCTTAAAATAAAAATTTCCACAACGAGCATCTTCTGATTCTATAATATTTTCTTTTTTATTATATTCTTTGTGCTTTATTTTAAATTTATCTAACCAATAGAGTACGTTAGGTACTTCAATGGTGCGTATATGGTGATGTTGAGGAGCATATACGTATATGTTAGCACGTTTACTATGTAAGCCATACGACACAGCACACAGCCCTAATACAAAGCTTTTACCACTTCCAGGCCCACCTACGAAAGCAGGGTGGCATACATTAGGATCGGTCATCAATTGATAGAATGCTGTTTGACTCTTCGTTAACTTTATTGAAAGTTCCATCAATTATCCTATTGAGATCTCTGGAAGGAAGCATCTCTATTCTTATTGTTGTAATCTTCTCATCATGTGTATTATGCACTTCTACTTTATCAACATAATCACATTCATTCTTTAAGGCTTGGCTAATCAGTGTTGCATTGCCCTGAATTTCACCTGTAGCAGCCGATCTTTGTGTCTTATGCCACCAGGAAGCCTTATCATTCTCACCTATCTCATGGGCTTCTTCAAAGCTTGGGTGAGCTTTACGCCAATTCTCATACGTCCTCTTCGTAATTCCCCAAATACTACAAATTTCTCTAATGCTCTTACCGTCAGCTCTAAGGCCGTTACGAAGTTGTTTAGAATACTTAGGACGAAACTTGCTGTTAGTGTGTGTTCTCATATTTTTCTTATTTATTCAATTTTTGAAGAATCTGTAAAATTTCTTTGATTTCTCTAATATCACGTGATACAAATTTAAATTCTGTTTTGGATTCGATGTAAGCTTTTTCTAATAGGTTGATTCTTTGTTCTAAGGAGTCTATTTTCACATCTTGCTTCTTATAAATATACCACGTCACCGTTCCAATTAGAGTGAGCGTAGGGATTAATACATAGCGTAAAACAAAGTCTCCTAAGTCCATATATCACCTTCTATCTATTGCTTTGTCTACTGCATCTACTTGAGGTTGGGTTATTGCACCTGTAGTGCGCATAATATCAAATATTTGTTTCTTAGCTTGATCTAAATTAAGCGTACTAGCTTCACCTAACACCTGTATCTTCTCAATCTTCTTATCTTGTCTATCAGCCCACGCATCCTGAATAGCGCTAAAAATACTAGACATAGCACTAGCTGCTACAGGCAATCCCCATATAATACCATAAATAGCTGCATATAATTGAGCATACCAAACAGGTATTAAAGCAAAGTTTTCAAATATATCTTTCCCTTTAGTAGGGGAGATACACATAATAACAACAGGAATGTTAATAAGAACGAATGTAGTGTATTTAAAACCAGAACTAGTGGCAGCTAGTTTATTCTGCTCACTTTGAACAGCATCTATGCCTTGTTGCTTAATTAGCTCAATGTTAGCGACTGCTAATTGTAATTTAGCATCTTGTTCTTTTTGTTGTATTTGTTGCCTAGTGGAAAGATAGGTGCCTACAACACCATCCTTACCAAATATAGATGTAAACAGCGGAGCTAATAATGTAAACCACATAATTATTGTTTCTTGAATTTATTTAACACTAGAGAAATCTTGTCGTTAAAATACCATCCGACAAAAGCACCGCCAAAGAAGGCGACTAACATGAATATAAACATTTGAGGTTTCCTAAAGAGAATAGGCGTATCTGAATTAGCTAGTGGGGCAAACGCTTACAAAGAAAGACATTCTGCTGCTAATGATACGCCCTAAATTTGGACATATAATATGATTATATCACACTCACACCCCCTTTGTCAATACTTTTATAAAAAATATATTTTGCTAGGGGGCTTGACAAAGCATACCTAAATATGTTACACTTAACTTAAGTGTTTTGGCTAAGTTTGCTTATTAAAGTTACTCATATGTGCTAATGTGCGGGCTTTAGTCCCGCACATTGGAATACAAATAAACATATATATATAGCTAATTTCTTGTATACTGCTTTATATTGTGTTATACTTAACTAAGGAGCAATCATGACAGAAGAACAAATACAAGACCTATCCTATAAGATAATTACAGCTGTTAGTGGTAAGGACAGTGAAGAAAATATGAATGGTGTAGCCGATATTCTTACAAATATGATTAGAAGTGTTAACGATGGGTGGGAAGAATATCTTCTTAAAACAACAGATGATACAATATTAAATAGCAACCTATCCTGTGAAGATTGTGGATGTCCTATTAACTTTAGACGCTCTAGTAAGAAACTTAAAGTGAGGTATGGTGTTAATACGGGCATTCAATAACGTTAGAATATCAAACAATATGCCCGGCAGCTACTTCTTAAAATACATAGGAACATTTAATGAAACCACACTATCGTTATAATTACACTACAGGCTTTTGGATGTATGTTCCAATGTCTACTATAAGGAAACCTATATGTTAACTTTATTCATAATATTGTTTAATTTAGCACACACACCACTACCTATAGCTGTATATCAGACAACAAACATCTTTAACAAGTTAACAGCAACGGCTAATACACCTATAACGCCAGTGTTACGTTTTAGTTATTATATAGGCGGCATTCGTATGCCTAACGCAATGTCTGAAGCATGTGAATTTTCTGTTACATACACATATGATTTAATAGCGCTCACTAAAAGTAGTGATGAAGCTGCATTTATATTAGCCCATGAGCTTGGTCATCAATATTATATGCATTGTGGCGCTTACGGGTTAGATAGGGTGTTTAATCATAATAAAGAATACCTAGCTGATAGCTATGGCGTTGAATTAGCTAATAAAGCAGGCTTTAGAGGCTGTAAAGGTGCTAAAGAGTTTCTTACTACATTCAATTATAAAGCAGATAGCACCCACCCTGCTAGCAAAGATAGATTAAAACGTATTTGTCCTTAAGCTTCCCTTAATATTCGTTATTCCCTTTATTTTGCGCTTGTTGTTGGGCTCAACAAATAATTAAAAACCTAGGGGGGTGGTATGCCTATTATATTTAATAGCTCATTTAGCTACGTACACGCCGTTATAATAATTATACGCTAGGTAGGTATTGGTGATGCAACGAACGTCGCATAGGGAGCTTATATGGAGCTTATAACAGCATAGAGAGAGGCAGCCTTCGGCATATAAAACAAACTGTCTAATAACAAACACAAATAACAATACAAATTAGTAATATGTTAATAACATTATCTATTACACACTCCTGCCACTATCCCCTTTCAGTATCTATCTTACGTAATTCATTAGCTATCCAGTTCAACTTACCCATACATTTTCTATTATAAAGAAACAATTTCTCTGTAATATCAGTTGCTCTTTGTATCAACTCTATATATCTCTTATCTAATTTAACAGGATCATGTAGTTTTATTTGCACAAAGATGCTCCTTCTTTCTGTTTGTCAACGGCATTCCTCTCTATAACATATTTAACAGCCCTTTCTGTTAACACTATCGCTGTGCTCAGTAGTATTGCTGTTATCAACGTTGCTATTACCACAATGCACGCTGCTATTGTTCTCATGTTCTTCCCTTAGTTGTCTTCTTAAATCATTCTCATATTGATGTATCTGTGTTCTGTATTTCACTATGTATTCTAATAACACCTTTGTTCTTGAATGTCTTCTATCCTTGTAAGTTTTCATAAAGTCTTCCTTAACTATTTAATGAAAAGGCCTATTAACATCTATACGTTCCACTGTGCCATTATTGTCGAGGTGAACATCCAATTGCCATTGGTGAACATTCTTATAATGTAAAGTTCCGTTATAAGTGCTGTCGGGCGTTCCTAACGTATCGTACACTTGAGACACGTCATCTCCTTCTAACACTATCTTGTCTTTGTTTATAAAAGCATGTGCGTTAGAGATGATTAATAATAATAATAGCATTCTCATTATGCTCTCCTTCTTTGTGGTCTTCCGTGTTTGTTTGTATGGTGTTGTTTAACGTGTTTAAATGGTGCTTTAATATCTCTCCTATGTTGTCTCTCTTTTTCGAACGCTTCTCTCTTATCAACAGCTTTGTTGTGTTTGTACACCTCTTCACAGTTTTTAAAGAAGAAGTAAGCTCCTATTGTCACTAAGAATAATAATATTTCCATTTCATTCTCCTTTATTCTCTCTATACTTTAATTATAGCATGTATATTGGAAATATGTGTCAAGAATGTGTAAATATTAACCGTCTATCGAAAACTAATATACAACTTGGGAATGTAGGTCCTGATAATTCTTTATATCCTTTCCCTTTACATTTTCTACATTGTAGATGTTTATATTTAGAATCTTCCCAAGCTTTTTCAATGAAAGCATTAATCCCAGGATTGGTTTTAGTTGGTCTAGAATAAGGAGGATTCATAAACCCTGTGTATATTTCATTAACATCTATAAGCTCACGTAGATCCCAACTTGTATTATCTTTAGAGTCTACAGTGTTTAATAGGTAATCATCACACCAAAAATCACATTTAGTATTCTCTTTAGTAGCACAAAGATCGATTGAAAAATTGAATTCCTGATCTAACTCTTTGAACAGCCAATCAGGTGTTCTCCATTCATCTGTTATCTTACTCATAACAACACCTCGAAAAATTCTTTAGGTAATTTTACATTAGGTAGCATTTTTGCTAGCTTAAACATAGGTGCTATGTCTCCCGGAAAATACCCAGCCAAGCCACACCCTATAGCCGTAACATTAAAATAAAGATCTGGTCTACTCCAAGCAAATAATATAAACTTAGATACGTAGTAGTTTATATTCCATAAGTTTAGAGTATATAAATCAACATTTTTAGTGGGTATAGCATAACTATTGCCTTGTATCCCCTCACCATTACCGTAAATAGCCTTATGTTCATTTATGGTGAATAAGAGAATCAGGTTTTAAACGGTAGGCTAGCTCTGTTTGTTTCATTATATCGAATGGATTGATCATTTTAATATGTCCTTAATAGTGGTTATATCAGCCTTAGCAAACCAGTTCTTGATAATATTAAAAGCTTTTTCGCCTATGATTTCTTCTGTTATACCTGTTATTTTACAATATTCTTCGAAAGTTTCTGGTTTTCGTCTAGCGACTATAGTATTTATATCTATACCAGTTTCTATTATATTGGACACAGCAAAACTCCTAAATTAGTTTAATATGTTTGCTTCTTTAAGGTAATCTAATGCTTTTTCTAACAGTATTGGGCTATCATTAAACCTCATTGCAGATCCTCTAAAGTTATTTTCTCCAAGTTAATAGAAGCTGCGCCACATCCATTTTCAAACTTTACAAATTGTTGCATCAACATCCCATCTAAATATTCATAGCGTATAGTGTATATTTTAGGATCTGTAAACCCTCTATCCTCTCTGAATTTAACTTTATCACCTACTTTGAAAATATTCATTCTAATATGTCCTTATTCTCATGTACATTACCGAGTATATTACATTCCCAATCAGGTGGCAAATCACCCACCACCACCTTCTGATCACCTATAATTCCCATTAATACAAATCCCCCGCCATAATAAGAAATTAAACATTTGCCGTAGGAAACACCTGTGTCAGCTGCCTCAACAATATCGTTCTCGTATAAATCTTTCCCACCAATGAACCCCACATACCTATCTATCTCAGATTCAGGAAATGTTACTAACGCTGTTCTCCAAGGCTCCTCAATGCTTTTAGTGATAGCATCGTATAACGAGAAATATAAAAAATGCTTTTGATTCGGAAAATATGCTCTGTATTTAATGTTCACGTCTCTCTCCTGTTCTATCTAAGTATTTTGGCATCTTCAGCCTCTTGTATTCTTTTTCTACCTATTTCAAAATAGTTTTGCTCTTTTTCTATCCCGATAAAATCCCTATTTAGATTAACACAAGCAACCCCCGTTGTAAAACTCCCCGCACAGAAATCTAATACAAGATCGCCCTCATTGGAATACGTGTTGATGAGATATTCCATAAGGGCTACAGGTTTTTGTGTAGGATGTAATCTACCTTTAGAATTTGCAGGTACTTTAAATTTTTGTACATTGGTAGGATACCTTCCTCTTCTTAGTTCTATAGGTGCCTCATTAGCGGAACGTTGAACAGATCTGTAAACAAGCTGAGTACTATTATGCTGCTGTTTCCTATTATTAATTTTTTCGCCGTCCTTAAACCGCTTCTTTGTTGTGTCTGAATACTCTTCAAACTGGGGATTGTATATAGGTTGCTTGCAGTAAAAAACACTTATTAACTCATGTGCTCTAAGAGGTGCTTTTTTAGCATTTAAAAATCCGCTAGCAGTGTTTTTATACCACACCCAATCATACTTAAAGTTTCTTAGATTAGACATTCTTAATATAGAACTAAAAGGCTCACTACCAAATAGTATTATAGCAGCGTTATCCTTAATAATAAGTTTTAAATCTTTCCACATACGTTCCAAATCCAAAACTGTGTCCCATTTACATGCTGTTGTTCCATAAGGCATGTCACATAATATTAAGTCGATACTACCAATTTCTAATTGTGGGGATATGTTAAAACAATCATCGTGGAATAGTTTTATAGTAGACATAACTACCTCTATCAAGTGAAAAATTACCAATAAGTATTAATAAATATGTGTTATTTATCTAAATTCTTGTCAGCGTGTGAATGTTTTAACATAGCCATTAAATGATTAGCCTGTGTTTTAGCATCAGCTAGTCCGTTATGATGTGGCTCTACTCTTACCAACTTAGCTTTATTGCCAAATAAATGCTTCACAGTTCTATAACACATATCGCCTTTATAATTCCACGGAATACGCTGTTTAAATGTCTTTAAATAACTTTGTAAACAAACATTATCATATGTAGAGCCGTTTCCCCATACATTTATATTCCTACCATTATCTACATAGGCGTTAAAATAGTCTTTGATTTGACTACAAGCTTCTTTATTAGTAGTCTTAATATCGTTATTTTGCCACACTTTTCTAGCTTCAGTAGATTGAGCTGTCCACCATACCATTGTACTAAGGCTCCATGTTCTTCCTAAAGATAGCTGTTCTTGTAGTGCTTCTTGTGATAGTTCTATGTACAATTCTTCTCCTAACACTTGTTTACGTACATCGAAATAAACAGCGCCTATTGATATAATAGTGGCAGTTGTACAGCTATTCAAACATTCTAAGTCTAACATTATATTATTCATCTTCCACACCTTCTTTGTTGTTAACGAGCGTCCAGGGTGCTATTAGCTTTCCGTTAATAGCTGCTAAATAACCACCACTATCTAGTTCTACAACACCTATCCTAATTCCTGATCCATCATTACTATAAAACTTTATCACGCCGCGTTTAATGAGGTTAGGGTTGCAAATAATATCCCCATCTTGTACCAATTCCTTATTTCCAATTGCTGTATAATCCACGATTATTCTCCCGTGCTACCAAACCCACCAAAGCCACGTACAGTTGTTTCATTGAATTCCTCCACTAGCTCAAACGAGGGTTTAAATATAGGCATAAATATTAGTTGCGCTATTCTATCACCTTTATGTACGTGTAGATGAACATCTTCATTTCTATTCCACATATTTAACACTATCTCTCCTTGATAATCTTCATCTATAATACCAAGAGTGTTTGCTAAAACTAATCCAGCACTACCCCACCCGCTTCTAGGTGTTATAATCCCCACATAATTATCTGGTAACCAATAGTCAGATCCTATATGTACAGCAATACCTGTACGTACAGCGAAGATATTCCCAGGTGTTATAGTAAAGTCGGATGTGCTTCTTAAATCTAACCCAGCGCTGCCAGTTGTAGCGTATCTAGGCAATTTGTATTCTTTATAAAATTCTTTGTTTAGTATTTTAATTTCCATAACACTCCTATCGCATTTGGTTACAACCCCACACTGTTAATGCTTCCACCACAACTACTATCCATACTACATGCATGTTCAACAGCTTGTACAGCATTCAAACTGAATGACATCGCACTTAATGCATAATTAGAGCCGCTTCCCTCTGCCAACTTAGTATCTCTACAAAATTCCATTAAATAAGCACTATTCTGGGTGATTATATAAGCTTTATTAACACCTATAATGAGTCCGGCTACGTCTAATTCGGGATTTCTGACGATTTCTTTAAACATTATACCAGCGTTTAAGTTAAGCCATACCAAATATTCTTGTATACAGCTGACATCACCACACACTCCTGCGTAAAGTAACCTATCGTTATTATAACTAAGTGAGTTTAACTCAAATAACTTAATCACATCGTCGTTATATATGGATGTTCCTTCAGTCATACGCCCGTCAGCAGCCAATGTCTTTCCGTCCCAAGCAATCACTGTCATAATCCCTCCACGCACTAATGCGTTGTATTATCTTGTTTTAATTTCGTAACTCTATCTATGTACCTGGCATCTTCTACAGCTCTAGATTTAATTTCTCTATGTACCTTTCCGTAATCACATAAAGCTTTTAAAAAATCATAATAATCATATTTATTTGTATCAACCAGTTCATTATAACTATATTCCGAAATGGCTACTTCTAACGGTTGTGTGTTAGTAATAGAATTAGTTGTATGAATAACACCTGTTATATTATTCACCCATAGTGTAATTAACATCACCCCTCCGTTATAGTTATGTAGTTACTTGCCTCAATTATACGGTTTAATAAATCCTTTATAATAGGATCTTCAGCTGCTTCTACTAAGCGTTTTATTAATAAATAAGCATCATTCAATCTATCATCCACATAATCTAACTTATCTTTAAGAGTTAAATTCTCTTCTACAAGTTTTAAAATATACTTATCTTGCATAAATCACCGTTTTAACAGTAAAAAACTTAGTTTTATCACGTTTTTAGCACTAATTACCCTAAAAACACTTTATTTTGCCGTTTAAGCGGCTATTTCGAGCATATAAATGATGTAACAGCATAAATCACACATGCCGACACTATAATAGTTGTCATAACTCCTCCTATACTGCTATTTCGGACAAATTTGTCCGTTTTTAGTCATTTCCTTTAACACTTCGTTTCTTAATGTAGTGATTTCAAACCACCATAAATCATCCATAACGTCATACTTATCTATAATATCCTGTATTGCTTGTAGATGTTTTAGTATTTCTGGTAATTTATCCATCATTCTTCCTTAGTGTAACACTTTACCTGAGCCGTTACAAACACTACATGTGAGTAGAATAACCCGCTGTTCATCCGACCTGTCTATAAACTGTGTAGGGGAACTAATAGCACCTGTTCCGCTACATTTACCACACACCGGACTTGGTACTAATCTGTCTAGTTTTGACATCATTGCTTCATAGTATTCAGAGCTCATTATGTTCTCCTTTTATTTAGAAAGGGTCATTGCGAATACATCTTGGAATTCTCTAATCACCCATTCTCCGCCAAAAGTAGCTGTTAATGCTTTTTGGGCTTTCTCAGCTTGTTCCCTTGTTTCAAATATTTTATTAGGTATATTTAGCTGAGCTGTTGGTTTCACTTGGTAAATCATTATCATCTCCTAATGTATCTCTCTTACTTTAACTATAGCATAAATATAAGAAACGTGTGTAAAGAATAAGTAAAGTCACTCAATAAATTCATAATGTTCTAACTTACCAGTTATTTTTATATAGTCTCCACCACCATCTATAGAAATTCCGCAACCTATCACCTCATCAAATGCAACAGCTGCTATATGCGCTGTTATGTTTGTGCCTATAGACAAAAACTCGTCTAGTATAGCCTGGAATTGCATTGCCTGTTGTAGGTGTTGGGTACGGCAAATACAACTAACAAAATCATGCCTGTAAACACTTTCTATAATTGTGTTACAATTCTTGCATTTGGCTTTAGACATTATTAATTCTCTCTTCTACTAGTAATGCTCTTAAGGCCATCCAATCTAGTGTTTCGGCTTTTAGTTTCTTACCTATTCTGTATACATTATGTATTATAGTAGAGTTATCACGTTTAAATCTATAGCCTAATTCACTAAAACTTAGTGTTGAGTATTTTTTACAAAAGAACATAGCTACGGCTCTGGCAGCTGCTACATTTTTACTTCTGTTATGAGTCATTATACATCCGGCGGGCATATTAAATACAGATTCGGATATCCCTATTATTTCGTCTAATGTAGGCATTACACTTGCTCCTCTAATTTCATTACACGTATAAAACGGTCCCAAGCGTCTGGTGGCATGCTAGGTAGTTTTCTGTCTATGAATCCAACACCGGTGGATCTATAAAAAGGAGCCCAAAAACTGTCGAAAGCATCTAACACTTGATCATTAGCAAATTGTGTACCATTAGCGTTAGTATACATTAGTCATCCTCCTCTTGCATACCTATTTCTAACAAGTAGTGTTGCATGAATTGTATCAATCCTAACAATTCAAACTTCGAACATTGACCCATTAGAGCCATAAAACTGTCTTCTTCTCCATATAAACAGCCCACCACCACAACTCTAGGCTTAACTTTCTTAAATTCTCCTAGGTTTGCTATGTGTTGTTTTATCAGGCTTTCGTATGTATCCTCGTCTATATTGTCGTTAACAATCTTAGTTAGTGTTCTTATATTATCTGTCATTTCTTCTATTCTCCTTGTTGTTGACCATTTTGTTGACGCCAACAAATTCGTGAGCCTATTTAATACCCAGCGCTTCTCGGGCCAATTTAACCGCTTCGTCATAATTATGAGCAGCTATAGTCACTATCACCACCCCATTTCGAAAACGGTGTATATCAGTAGGTTTTATAGCATTATGTGTGTCCATACTAACTCCGGAATAATTACAATCTTTATCAAACACGACCGAGTAAGGCATACGCTCTTCTAATCCGTCCTCATACACCTCTAACTTTAGGTTATCAAACCCTTTTTTATTATTCTTTACAAACTCTCGTGCCCATTTCTTATCTGTCGCGGCACGAATAATTCTGTAGTCGTCGTAACTACCTGCTGTAATTATGTAAATCACACTACCTCCTTATTACATTGCTTTTCTCTTTTTTACCGTCTCGGAACCGTCCTTTACACGATTTACACTTGTAGCGTTGGTATTTACCTGTAGCCGTATACGCCCAACCCTTCTTAATAACATCCGATGATCCGCATTTATTACAATTATCCCCATACTCTGTCCCTATATTGTAATTGTAGCCTAAATCAATATGAGGTGCAAGTTTATCAAACACTTTTTCTAGTAATACAACATCATATTTGTTATATACCAGCATTTCATCTACTGCGTTACGCTCTCCACGTAAGCATCTTAACCATAATTCATCGTTTGTGTCTATCTTTCCACCTAGGCCTAATGCTTTAGCTACGTAATCTAATTTATTAGCAGAGAAAGCAAAATGTTTCTTACATTGTATTAGTGTGTCCGTTTCACGGGGTTTAGATATAGGAGGTAGGTTGTTTAACACTACTCTTGCGTTTATCTTCTTGTAATCAAACTTCTTACCGTTATGATATACAAGTTCATCAGCTTGGTTAATAACAGAAGACAATTTGGTCACTATCTTCTTATCATTTTTGCTATACGTGTATGCAGAATGAATCTCATCCTCTCCTTGCCATTTCCAAGCAGCGCATATAATGTGCCAATCTTCTAATATGTTGCTAGGAGGAATATAGTTTTGATAAAGTGAGAACGTCGCTACTTGCATTTTAGACGTCTCTATGTCGACAAAAAGCCTTTTAACTTTAGTCATTTTATTTCCTATGTTTAGCAGCCTCTATAGCTCTTAATTGTGCAATAGCTTTCTCTTTAGTATTATGGGTTCCTATTTTACTACCGTTTACATCGTAAACCACATACTGATCATTTTCTTTCTTAATCATACGATTTCCCCATTTTAAGAGTAAATATGCTACTATTAGCATTGTGCACAATATCAAACTTAAAACCTCTGTCGATTAGATATCCTAAATCACGTACGTCACCTGAACCAGTTTGGTCTATCTCAAAGTATACGGGCCTCAATCCTCCTGCCCCTTCGTCGAAATAAGCGACAGCTATGTGGTCTATGTAGATAAAAACTTGCTCGTGCTGGTCAAATCCTAATGATGGAACTACACTTGAGTCAATGTCACCTGGCCGTTTAAAATTAATCATGATTTATCCTTTCTATGTGTAATTTTTTGATGGCACGCCACACATAAGAAACGGAATCCGTGGCGATTACAAAACATACGTTTAATAAATTTAATCTCTTCGTCTTTATTAATGGAACCGCAAGGCGTTATATGATCCACCTCTCCCTTATTACGGGGAAATAATTCTTTGCATATTTGACAAGGGTAGACATGTTTTATACGTTTGTTAGATCCTATATAAGGCTGTTTAATACTATTAAGATATATATGTTTCTCAGCCCAATGTATCGATAGACGTCTTAATAAGCCGCGTAATCTACTATAATACTTCTTATCTTCTTTTGGACAAGGACTATAACGCATCAATGCCTGTATCAATAAATCTAGTGCTTCTTGTATATCCTTCTTAGTAGTCATAAACACCTGCTAATGATAGTGCTGTTGGTAGTACGCCACACATAAAAACTAAAGACGTTACAAAGAATATAGTTGCCCCTAGTGCGAAAACAACACTTAAAAATAAAGCTTTACATTTTAGGCGAGTAGTCATTTTTTAGTTTCCAATATTCAACTAATAAACAGAACATTTTACGATATTTTTCATGTTCTTTATGTTCCACGAACACACATTCCCCTTTAGAATGCTCGTTGACTGATATAAAACAATTAAACATTCTAGTGTTTTTAGGTAGATCAAGACCTACCATGTACCCACTAAGCTGCAACTTATGTTCTTCGTATTGTATCACTTTGTTAAGGTCTTCTACATCTTTAGTTTTATAGTCAATAACCACCCATTCATTACTGTTATTAACTCCGTGTAAGTCTACACTACCACCAAAACCTAATGGGTGAGCAAATGTCTTCTCTACTTGCCATTTATAATCTGGAAACAGGTGGTGTATTTTACCTATAGCAGTAGATGTGTATTCCTCTTGCTGTACTACACCCTCACCGAAATAAGATTCCATCCAACTATGTACTTTGTTTCCCATTTCAGCGGCTTTGTTCCGATGTTCATCCGACTTGCTAGCAATTAACGCACACCATTCATCTTTATTAGACATTTCAGGATGAAATGGATTATTTATAGCTGCCTCTAGAATTTGCTTTCTGAAATACCCTATTAAAGCGTCTTTACTTAGTAAAGACAATATTGTAGTGGCACTAGGAAACAAGTTAAGTTTCCTAGCGTCTCGTAAACTAGTGCTACGTGTCTTTTTGTTGGACCCTACAACTGTGTGACACGGAACACCTTCGTACGTATAATAATGCATTACCAAGCCTCATCGTCTGTTGTTGTGTCGTCTGGCATAGCTTTAGACATTTTCTCTGTTTCTCCACTAGCCACTAGCGCCCGTATGTCATCACCCATCATAATAAACTCAATAGCTCTTTCTTTGTATTCCTTAGTGGATTTACCAGTACCTAAACTATTAACAGCATTAGTGATGCTATTACCTATCTGTTGTCCTAAATTGTCGTAGCCAGAGGGCTTTGCGCCTGTAGCCGCTGGCGGATTTAATGTAGTGCGTACACTTTCAGGAGGCGATGCTTTAAGATCTGCATTAGCCCATATAAGATTGGCATATTTACCATTCTTTTCATACATTATCTGTAATGAGTCACCAGCCTTAGCGTTCTTAAGAGTTTTAATTGTATCATCATCTAGTTTATTTGTAAAATTAGTTATATGCCACACTTCCCCTTCAGATTTATCACATGTATATGCTAAATCTAACACAGTGCCCTTACCTCTTTTGATTGGTTTAACTTTATCAGCCACTTCTATTATAAATGACATACTATTTCTCCGTTTTGTAAGTTATCATATTACCAAAATCATCCCCTACATCTATGGTTACAGGGAACTTAAAAGGCACTTCTATACCAAACCATTCCTTAAATAAATTTGGAACATCTTCTATTGTGTCTTTTAACCATTTTAAACAAGGGCCAAGAACATCCTCTCTCACATAAAATCTCTTGCTATCGTGTATTTCCATAAACATCTCTATCTTATCTGATTTGCGTAGCAATGTTTGGAACAATGCCACGGTGGTGATTGCTTGTATATCACTAGCCCCACCTTGATTAGGGTAGTTCTTAGGCTGTGTAAAAGAAAATCCTCTCTTTAGAACAGTGCTCCATTGTCTACCAGTTTCGAGAAAGTGATACTTCTTACCGTATTCTGTAGACCAGTAGCCAACACGTTGAATATATTCCTCATTATAATGCACTAAGCCATTTTTGTCAAATATCGGTAATAGTGCCACCCCGTTCCTGTATTTACCTTTTTGTTTCTTCTTAGGGATATCTATTTTGCGGCAATCTTGGTAATTATTTTCTATAAGTGCTGGTAATACATCGTCAAAGAATTCATGCTTTTGGGGGTATAGGTCTTTATCTAATTTAAAAATAGCCTTAACTTCATCTAAAGCTAGCCCTGTAGTAAGTGCTACTTTAGGAGGCATTGCGCCATAATCCATCTGGAATGACACAGGTTTGATGTTCTTTCTCAGTGAAGGCCACGGGTCGACTTGATCTACAACGGCCAGCCTATACACCTCTTCATAAGGCTTTTTTAATTTCTGTGCCAACATAAAACAATGCAGACACATACCATTTAATAAACGTTCAATCAGGTTTTCATCTTTACTAATCCACGCCTGCACCCATTTCTCTAACTGGCTAAAATCTATCGATACACACTTGTATCCTGGTTTAGCTACTAATATAGATTCTATTAATCCACCTAAATCACCCTTAGAAGGGATATTCTGCAAGTTAGGCCTTCTAGAGGATAATCTGCTAGTTTTTGTTAACGCTGTATTGTACTCAGGATATAATACCCCATCAACACTTCTATCTAAAAAAGCTTTACAATAAGTTTTAGACACTTTGCCACAATTCATTGATAGCTTTTGTAACTCATAATAACGCCGTAATACAGGGTTTTTAGTCCCTATGTATATATTAGACATAACCTTACTATCTGTACTATAAAAGCCTTTCTTAGCTGCTGGTCTAGATATTTTAGTAGGTATTTTAAAGCCTTTAATCACCACATCTTCAATAAATGTTTTAAACTTTGGATTCCCATTCTTATAATCACCTACTCTTTTTCTTACTTTAACAGACAATTTACCGCCAAACAACAAAGCACTTTTTTGATCTGGGCTATTTATATTAAATTCGGGGAGACGTTCGTCATTCCATAAGTCTTTTATTAGTTCGTTAAGCTCTTGTAAACATTCTACAGCTTTTAAATTTAAGTCTCTTTGTGTCTGTTCACATTTATGTGTATCCACTAACACCCCTGTACAAGCCATATTTATTAGTGATAGTACGTAAGCATTGCGTAATCTTACTATATTTAACATACCAGTTTCTTTAGCAATCTTTAACTGGGCTTCGTACACTTTTATAGGGGTGATTCCATCCGATTCACAATATTCTTCATAGAGTTTCCAAAGCCTAGGGCATCTTTTACGTGCTTGCACAATCTTATCAGCTCCTACTCCTTTTTTGTATAGTTGAGTTATACGTGCAGGTTTTGTATTCTCACCCAAATGTTTTAATGCTAGTTCGGCTAAACTACTATTACTATGCTGCTGGCCTGTTAATGTATACTCAGCTTGTTGAGTATCCCATATCTGGCCGCCTTTTAATAAAAACTCTTTGAAAATGGCGTCGTGCCAAATATAAGACAGATCAAAAGCAAGATTATGCCCTATTAAAAGGTCAACATCCTCTAATGATCTGGCTAACTTTCGTTTAAATCCTTGCGCGAAATGCTCAAGTAGCACTGTGCTATCCGCTAGCCCAAATATCTGTGTATAAACATCGTTGTTAGGATCTCTAAAATCAGATCCGTGAATGGTTGTTCCAATACTTGTCTCGCTATCATAAGCAAGTATTCTCATAATTACTCCTGTTATAACCGGATTAATGTGTATATTCTATAGAATATATAGTAGTTATTCACCAATTAATTTCTTAGCGTAGCCTAAGAATTGTAGATTCTGGTCATACATAGGCATGAACCAACGCTGTAAATACTCTTCAAATCCAACGCAATCATCACTAAATATAGTTAGATTATACCATTCCTGTTCAACATTCGCAAATGTGTATAACATTTTATTCTCCTTGTTCACTCATATCATCGGTGTTGTTAGGGTTAGCTAAGAATAGAGCGTTGCATTGTATGTGCCCTATTATAGATAGTCCGCTCTCATCATCAACAGATTTTCCAGTTTGCAAATCGGAAATATGACGCATTAAGCTGTCTAATATACTGGATATAGGCATACCTTTTTTCCAATTGTTCCTAGCATATTTATTAGCGCCGTATTCTAACACCTCTACGCAAGGCTTTAAACAACCTAAATCCAACATAGAATACTGGGCCTTACCATTATTAGCTCGCATAGCTTGGCCGTTGTATTCATACTGAGTTACGTCAATCACCGCTTTATCACCTATTTTAAATTTACTCAGATTGTTTTCCTCTGCCATATGCTTATAAATATCTCCATCTACTTGTCCGTTGCTCATAGTATGCCTCTCTGTATGAATATTAATCTGGTCACTGAGACAAAATACACATTTAATATTTTCGAAAAATTCATAGTCTTCTGGGAATTGGAATATAGCCATCTTAGCACAATCCCTGCAATGAATTTCAGTTCTAATAGCTTCCATGAATTTCTCCTATAACCAACTATGCAGCCTTATCTCTTCTATAGGAACCCATTTATAAATAGAGGCGCCCCAAACACTTATTTTTATTCTATATTTACTATCAAATATATCTGTAATAACACCTTCCAGCCCGTTACGGGTTATAATATCTCCAATTTTCATGTGATCATCTACCGTGTAATTTAATTAACCGTTTGATTGCAAATATATTCTCATGTGACCCTCTCCGCACAATAAGCTATAATCCCCACAACACAATAAGCTAGTCTTCAATCCCTAACTTCTTACACCAATATAAAAATAAATAATAAGTTTCGTCTTCTTTACCATATTCATTAACTAAATTTAAGCCTAATTCGTGTTCATCTGACTCGTATTGTTGTCTAAACACGCTATATCTATCGGGGAAAAATATACCTGCCTCATCTAACACAATTAATCTATCTATAGATTTTATAACATCTTCGTAAAACGCGTTATATTTTAAATTTATCAACTCTTGGACTCTTTCTTCAATTTTTTTATAATCTGGAAGTTCTTTTTTTAAATGGGAATTAACGTCTCCTAAGTAAGCCTCACTAGCATCATGCAACAGTGTTGCCCTAACAAGAGAACCGCTAATATTTCCACACATTCGGTAAACATACTCCGCCATCTTTATAGAATGCTGCGCAACACTATAGTGAACTCCGAAAGGTAAGGCTCCGCCATAACGCTGTATCTTAGTGAGGTGGTGGGCTATATCTTTTATATTAATGTGTTCGGGGTTTATGTCTGACAGTTCTATACACTGCCCACTATTCATCATAAAATAACTCATGTTAACTCCTCATAAAGACTATATTCTTTATGTAGTTTGCACACCATCCTGCCCGGCTTACCACGTTTCTGTTTTGTAAGATTTATATAGCGTAGATTAGGCTTCTCATCATCTTGTCCTATCATTAACATACAATACGCTGCACCTTGTTTACCTCCGCCTTTGCTTCCAGCTGTGTCTTTTTCTGTAAGCCATTTTCTGTGTACGAACGTTCCTTTCTCGTTATCAAAATAACTTGTATTACCTGCCTGCGTAGTTCCTATTATAGGATAGCCCGCATTTGCTAATTTACGTATTCTATTATACGTCTTTGTCAAATCCTTAATATCCAAGCTATTAGCAAGAACATCAAGCATATCAATCACCACTAAACAAGGGTTGTATTTGGCTATTTTTATCTCTATTTTATTTAAATCGTTAACATTACCGATCTGCATAGCTATGAACATATTAGGATCATACTGCTTTTCGTATTGTCTAATCACCTTATCTCGTTCCATAACAATCTGCTCGAATCCACCGACCATTTTACCGTGATATAAATTAGAAAACAATCTCCCCGTCAAATCTTCAGGTGTATCTTCACTAGTGAAGTATAGTATTGGCGAGTTATGCTTCATTTTCATTACATGTACAGCCTGTGTAATACATTTAGCACTCTTACCAGAATTACTATCCCCTGATATTAATATAAATTGCCCTGGAAGCAGACTACCTAGATTGTTTTGTAATGTGTTTGACCACCAACTAATACCGTTAGTGTGATCAATACGAGACAAGTCAACATCTGTAAGTCTAAATACGTCTGTATCAGTGGTGCGTATGTAGGTACATTTCTTATCTTGTAAATCTCTTAATGTGGTTTCTAATGCTGTATAATCAAATCCATTAGTCATAATGTCTGTGATCTTTTGGCCAGCTTCTCTTTCTAACAAAGATAAAAACAAATCGTCCGTAACTTCAGAAGATTTTATCATAGGAAACACTACTTCTCTGTAATACTGTAACACTTCAACATCGTCCTTCTTATGCCAATTTTGTGTGAACTCGTTGTAAAATACATCCCAATTAATATCATTGTCGTATTTCTCATAATATTTTCCAAAATCTTTAAGTAGCATTGTTGTTAATGGAATCAGACGTTTCACGTCTAACACTTTATAGAACATGTCGTAGTTCTTTTTAAAAGACATACTCTTTACTAAAGCTGCTTCCAAACTTATATCTTCATTACTCATAATTGCTCCGTTAATTCCAGAGTGAGTTCAAATTCTCTATCTAATAGTAGTTTATCTAGTTCTCTTTGTAGAAATCTAACGCCTTGCCTACTCTCATGTGTTTTAGTAACTATAGCTGATTTCTGTTCATCTGTCAACATAATATCAAATACACCCATAGCAGCTAAATCTATAGATTTCTTAGGCAATAGTCTGGTTTCTAGAATGTGCATATACGTTTCTTTGGAGAAATTATCTAATTTTATAATACTGTTAATACGTCCTACTAGCTCTGGAATAATACCTGTATTAACAATAGCGTCATCTAAGTTTTCTGTATCTGCCAAAGTGCGTGTAAACCCCACCACTTTATCTTCCACTTTATTCACCACGTCGTCAAATGCTCCGGCAAATACGAAAGACACTCCTGAGAATTCATCTTTATTATCGAACATTGTTAAGAATGTACTCTGTACATGTCTGTTCCAATTACTGCTACCTTCAAAATTTCTTCCTAATTTGTCTAATTCATCACAAAACACCACGGTTTGCTCTATAGCGGGTTCTAAATAAGGAAACAATATGGGGTGGGATAGGCATGTTGCTTGCGCATTTTTACGAATCAATTCCTGAAGTCCTTCTGGCTTTAAGCCGCCTGTTGCACCTACAGGGTTTAAATGTGTTGCGTCTATTTTTATTAATGGAAAACAAGATATTTTTTGTAAACTGCTTATTAAATGGGTTTTACCTGTTCCGCTACTTCCTAACAACAATAATTTCATTGGAGCTATTAAAAAATCATCTCCCATATTCTTCGTGTATTTCTGGTAACTTCTCAATTTACTTCTTTGTAACATAACTATAAGTGCTTTCTTTGCTTCTAAATGTCCTTCTACATATTCATCTAACGCAGCTAGTAGTATCTGATTATCTGTCAGCATTTAATATACTCCTGAGTTCTGTTGGAGAATAGCATTTTGGATCCATGTCTGTACATATATGGTCTAGTCTACAAAGTGATTTGCAACCCCACCCATATAGTCTCTTATGCTTATTTAGTAAATAAGTAGACGCTAATACTATTTTCTCATAAGCTAGCTGTCCACTATTTATTTCTTTCTCATGGTCATTATCTAACCATATTGTTAGTATAGCGTATTTTTGTAACAATTGCTCTAAATAACTAGAATTTATTTTAGTTCCCCATAAACATACAACATCTTGATATTTAGCCAGACGTATACAAGATACATAGTCCTCTACTACCAAACATCTACTAGAGCCCGTAGAAGCTGTATAAGGGACTTTTTCCCCGTAATGGTATATCTTCCTACCATCTTTGTTATATCTCTTCGTATACCCCACAATCTGCTCGTTTTGTATGTTTGGGAATATTAAAGCTCCGTCGTCCATGTCCTGCGCTATACTATATTCTCGAATCGTGAATTCGTCTAAATAATATTTATAAAGCCATGTCTGATTAGACAAAGAGAATTTGTTAACGTTAAAGGTGATGTTAACAAGATCAGGTATTGTATATTGTTTGGGAATTATAGGAGAATAACTTTTATCGTATTTAACAGTGAATCCACAACTAAAACAATGATGGCCATTGTCGTATGTACAGAATGGTTTTCCTTTGTGTTCAATGCCACAATTAGGGCAATCAACACTGTTGCTTATATAACTACTCATGTTCTATATCGTCTTCAGGTGGCGGTGCTACATCATCTAAGTTAAATATTATTTTAAGTATTGTATTTTCAGCAATTTTTATAAACCTACAATCAAGCACAAACTG